TAGTAAGGTGAGTACTTATAAGGGGGTTAAAGAGAATATAATGGATGCTTTCAAAAGAGAGTTCTCCCCAGAGTTTATTAATCGCATTGATGAGGTAATTTTCTTTAACCAATTAACTAGAGAAGACGCAGAAAACATCACAAAACTAAATTTACGTAATTTACCCATAAAAATTACTAAAAAACTGGTATCTCACGTAGTAGATAATGCATACTCGCCTGAGTATGGGGCGAGGAATATAAAGCGCTATATAAAGCAAAATGTAACACTAAAACTCGCTGATAAAATCCTAAATGGCTCTGAAGCTAAGAAATTCAAGCCTAAATTCCAACAGGGGGAACTCCTTGTAGAAGAAATATAATATGTCTGATAAACCTAACTTAATCCTTACAAATGCTAGACTCTTAATGGGTCTTCTTGTCCCCCTAATCACTGTATTATATTTCTTTTTCCAATTACAGGCGGATATAAAAGTAAATGCAGAGCATATTGAAGATAATATGACTGCGATTATGAAAATAGAAGAGAAAGTGGAAAGTATGGAAAAGAGTATGAATACTTTAGTAATTGATATAAGAGTAATGACAGTCCAAATTGATACCATGATAAAAACAATGGAAAGGATGGAGAAAAAACTCGAAAAAGAATAAATATTTTTGTTATAATTGGAACTCCTTATACTATAATGGTATAAGGGGTTTTATTTTTGGAAAATTTACATAATATAACAGGCGTGGTTTTAGCAGGTGGCTTAGGGTCTAGATTAGACCCTTTAACTAGAGCCACAAATAAGCACTTACTTCCAGTTTTTGACGAGCCAATGGTTTATCATCCGATTCGAACATTAGTAAATGCGGGTATTAAAGATATTTTAGTTGTTACTGGAGGTCCCCACGCTGGAGATTTTATCAAAGTTCTTAGAAATGGTGAGGATTTAGGCTTGGACAGGCTAAATTACGCTTACCAAGAAGGAGAAGGGGGTATAGCACACGCTCTAGCTATGGCACAATCGTTTGTAGGCTCTAATAAGTGCGTGGTGGTTCTGGGAGACAATCTAATCTTTGAGGACGTCTCACAGGCTGTAAATGAGTTCTCATGGGAAGCCAAAGGAGCTCATATTTTTACCAAAGAAGTTCCCGACCCTGAAAGATTTGGAGTAGTAGAATATGCTCCCGTAGGAAACTCAATCCAGGACATCATAGAAAAGCCGGAAATTGCACCTTCGAATGACGCTGTTATTGGGTTATACATGTATGACAACACTATTTTCAAGAAGATTAATTCACTTTCACCCTCCGAAAGGGGAGAATTAGAGATTACTGACATTAATCGAATGTACCTAAAAGAAGGTACCCTCACAGCCCACAAGATTAACGGGGCTTGGTTAGACTGCGGAACTCCGCAATCCTTGGCAGAAGCGAATGCTATCGTGCTAGAAGATTATAAAAATACTCATTAATGAAAAACATTTTAATTACTGGCGGGGCTGGATTTATAGGTTCCCGATTTGTTAGGCATATTTACGATGCCACTGACTATAACATCACCGTATTAGATAAACTTACATACGCGGCTGATAGTGATAGAATCCCTAAATATATAAAAAAAGATGAAAAACGTTTTAATTTGGTTGTTGGCGATATTTGCGATATTACCTCTACTGACCTGCCTCCTCTTAGTTACATTGTTAATTTTGCCGCTGAGTCTCATGTGGATAATTCTATATCTGATGGTAGACCATTCGTTCGATCAAATATCGAAGGGGTGTTCAATCTACTTGAAATAGCAAAAAAGCAGCCTAAGAACATATTTCGTAAATTTGTACAAGTCTCTACAGACGAAGTTTACGGGGATATGGAAGATCTTAATGGCTCCCCTGAAGCTACAGAGTCCTTTAATTTAAAACCATCTTCTTATTATTCAGCTTCTAAAGCTGCTGCGGAAATGTTAGTTTTATCAGCACATAGAACCTTTGATTTACCATATTTAATTACTAGATGTTGTAATAACTTTGGACCTGGGCAACACGCTGAGAAATTCCTCCCTACTGTGTTTGAAGCTATGAAAAACAACAAACCTATCCCAGTGTATGGTGATGGGCTGCAAATTAGAGAATGGATTCATACGGATGACCATGTAAGGATAATGCTAGACCTCATGCATTCCCACTATAATTCTGAGACTTATAATATTGGTTCAGGATTTGCATATACTAATATAGAAGTAATCGAAAAGATCTCCGAAGTTTTAGGTATCCCCGCGAATATTGAATATGTAGCAGACAGACTGGGACATGATAAAAAATACGCATTAGATTGTAAGAAGCTAAAAGCTTATCAAGGAGACAAAATCTTTACACCTTTAGAAGCATTTTTACAGAGTGAATCGAGAAATTAAAACAATATTACTAACTGGAGGGTCTGGGACGCTTGGTTCAACTCTCCTACCCTTATTAAAGGAAGCCGGATATAAAATATTCGCACCAACTCACGAAGAATTTCCAGTAGAGGATATTATTGGGGTGAGTGAGTATTTAAAAGACGAAAAAAGATTTGATTGTATTCTTCACTGTGCTGCTTGGACAGACGTTAAAGGCGCTGAAAAACCTAAAAACAAAGTAGCGGTAATTGAAACAAATATTTACGGTACTATGAATATGAGAGTAGCTGCGAAATGGCAACCCAGAAAGACTAAAATCGTATATATTTCAACAGATTATGTATATGAAGGAACTGAAGGGGGTTATACGATTAAATCTAAACCTAACCCTGGGACATTTTATGGCTGGTCTAAGTTAGCAGGTGAAGCTTTTATGCTTCCTACTGATCTGATTATTAGAACTTCATTCTGTAAAAGAGGGACTTGGGGACCTACGAAAAAGCATTTACAAGCTGTATTTGAAGATATTTATACTTCCAAAGATTGGGTTGATATTATAGCCCCTAAGATCGTAAAAGCTTTAAAACGTAAAGGTGTTATCCATATCGGGACTAAGCGCAAGTCATTAGAGAGCTTGGCTAAAGAAGATTATCCAGAAATTAATATTATTTCCCATAAAGACGTAAAATTAGGATATAATTATCCAATAGATTGTTCATTGAATTAGTCTATATAATACGAGGATAATTAAATATGGTATACGGATTAGCAGGAACCCCTACGGTTCAACATTTACGAGATTACGGCTTTACAGCCGTATCTGGGATTGGCGGCGGTGCAGGTAATGATATTACTACAAGTATTACTACTATTCTTCCGGATGTTTCCTCGTTACCGGGAAGCACTGCCAACTCTCAGTATATTTTATGGGGGGTTATATGTGCAACCGCCGAAGCAGCAACTTCAAATACCTTCTCCGGATACCTTATTAATACTACAAACTCCCATGTCGCATACCCAGGAGCATCTTCTGCCGACGACGCAGTAATTTTATCATTCGCAACCTCCAAAGAAGGACCTTTTTTCTGGTCCACTGATCATCCTATAGGACTACCTAAAGGATCTGGATTAAAGTTAGATGCTACCGGACGTGATAGAAATAATATCGTATACGTATACTACTCAATTAAAAACTAATGACACCTCCCGCAGAAAATAGATTCGGACGAGCTGGTGGACCTTCCATGGCTCAAATTAAAGAATATTCTACTCTAAACACCACCTCATTCCTTGATCCATTGGATGGGGCTGTATTACTCGCTGATGCCTCCTCACTTTCAGGGGGTAGTGCCGACTCATATTATCTTTTATGGGGCGTTACAGCTACTACAGACAGCACTAACCCATTTTTTGGACTACTTTTTGATTCCAATGTAACTCACGTAGGTAGTACTGCCGACTCTTCCACATATTTAGGATTTGGTGCAAATAGCCAAGGTCCCTTTTTCTGGAATACAGAACAGCCTGTTAAAATTAATCCCGGAAGCGGTCTTAAATATGATGATGTTGCGAGTACATCCAAATACTTAATAACTATTGTCTATTCAATAGTACACGCGGGAGTCTAACTCATGGCTCAATATATCGGGCTTATTGAAGATGCTTCCTCCGCATCCTCTGTTGTAGTTGTTGATATTGCGGAAAGTTTGGATATCTCCGGATTTACCCCCGAGATAGTTGTTTCTTCGATGCCCGCGATAGGAGTATCTTCTATAGTTTTAGATGCACCCATGGCTGTATCAGGTACAGTTACAACAGCAGCTCCTGCGAACCAAAACGTATCAGGCATTTCTTTAGATGCAATCCAAGCTTCGACTGCGACTCTCCAAGCTGATTTAGGTAATTTAAGTGGAGTTCTAAACACTATAGTTACTACAAGTGCGGTTGATGTATCTGGAACTTCATTAGACGATATTGAAACTAACACAAGTAATATCTCAGGAGCTGTAAAGTCCTCCAAGATGGATGTTAATGTAAAATCATATGATACTACAGGTGCCGTTACGGTGGAGGCTGGTGATTCTAAAATTCCCGTTCAAATGTATGCACACACCGTCGGTGGGAATGATATAATTTTACAGGCAGACGCCGACGGTAACTTAATGCTCAATACCTCTGCGTCCCCTCCTACAGAGATAACCTCTCCAGTTTTACCCGCAGACTCAGAATTCCTATCAACTGCTACATTTACTTTTGACGCAGGCGGCGATATACCAGCGTCAGACGTAGCAGTTATTGCAGCACAAGGGGTTAGTAAGAGGATTTTAATATATGGAATTACTATCTCCTCAACAGGGACAAGTGGAAGGGGTTATTGGTATTTACACGATGGCGCCTTTGTTGACAATGGAAGTCCTTATAACAAATGCTCAGGTGCGATAGATGCGGGGAATGGTGTAGCTGTAACAGACTTAACGTTCCCATACCCAGTAGCAATTAGAGCAAACTACGCTGTAAATATATCAGTAACAGAAGCAGTATCCCAAGCATATTTGGTGGGTACTGTGTATTATAAAGTAGCGGATTATAGTTAAAATGAAAAATCAGCAAGAGAAAGCAATTAGAATTGTGGTTAATGGTAAGATAATCCATGAGGATTTCCAAACACTCGAAGAAGCAATGGAATGGGCAAAGGTCTTTATTAAAGAGGACAGCTCCCAACTTCTATTTGAAAGTTACGAGAAATCCAAATTACTCTTAGATTAGTTTCAAAAATAGAGTAAAAAATACTATAATATAGTATGGATATAAATACATCTAATATCATGGGGTTTGTGAAAACAAATTTCTTTAAAATTATGGGAGTATTTCTTATAATCGGTTTATTGCAATATGCGTTCTCTGACAAGGAAGAAACTTCTACCCCTACGGTAACTGAAGCTGAAGCGCTAAAGTAATTCTTATGGGAAATCTTATAGAGAAAGTGGATCACCCTGAACATTATAATCAAGGTATTGAAGCTATCGAATATATTAATTCGTGGAATATGGGATTTAATGAGGGTAATATTGTCAAATATATTACCCGCTACCAATTCAAAGAAGGACTTGAAGACTTAAAAAAGGCTCAATGGTATCTCGATAATCTCATAAGTCAAATAGAAACTTCAAAAAAGTCAAAGCAACTTTACAAAAAGAATAGCCCGAAAAAGTCAAAACAACTTCTTTTAGAAATGGAGAAGTTACCTACCCTAAAAAAGTCAAAGCAATGAAAGAAGATTATACAGAACAAGCATCTTATAAATTATGGATGGCATGCTTATCAGCATCTACCATCATAATGTTATGGAACTCATTACCTTCAGCAGAAGGATATTTATTTTTTACTAGTTTTTCTGCAATGCTATATTTAACCTATAAAGATATAAAAAAACGTGATGAGTAAAAAAGTCAAAGGAGAAGTTTCTAAACCCAAAAAAGTCAAAGACGACATTCAAGTTGTTACAAATGAAGTTCATCTTTTGATTTATCAAGTTTCTGAAACAGAAGAAAATATATTATCAGCTTACAATTATAAAGAAGATATTATATTTTTAATAAACGAGTTTGTAAAAAGTCAAAACTTAAGAGAGAAATACAACATTGAAAATGTTGAAAATCTGAAAATGATTTCAATTCCTTTAGAAAATAAATTTGGAATGGAAATACCAAGTTCCTTAATTAGAAAACAAGAATTAGATAAACTACTTTCTGATTTAGATAAATCAATTTCCGAAATGGAACAATCTCAACCTGAGAAAATCAATTAACATAATTATGAATGATAACATTAAATCTTATTTAACGGAAGCCTATGAAGGGTATTCCAAAAGTTTGACTCAAGTAGATGAGTTTCTAGCACAGCAAGAAGAACAACTACAACAAGCAAAAGAACATCGTGAAAACATGGTTTCTAAAATCGAAGAACTCAAGGAAATGCTTGAAATTGACGATACAGTAGAAGCTGTAACCGAAGAACCAGAAGTCGCACCTGTGTAACTTCTAAGCTCGAATTATAAATTAGGGATATAGCTTTATGCTGTATCCCTTTTTTTATAACAATACCACAAACCAAAATCC